TAAGGTGGAGAATCTGTCTTACCATTCACCCTTGGGTCTGAAACAGAAGGCACCAAGGTTGATTCAAGGCGCCCAACCAGAATTTGTCGTACTGGTTGGTCCATCAATTATGGCATTGCAGGATGTTGTGTCACGTAGGTGGCGACCAGGCAAGAGCAATCTCGTTTTTACGAGTGGGCAAAGTGCTGAAAAGGTCGCAGAACACTTGACATCTATTCCTGGTCAAAGCGGATTTGATGATATTGGAACTTTTGACTTAGATCAGTCACGTCCATGGGGAGAAGCGTTTGTCGGTTGGTGCAATTATTGGAGGTTTCCAATAGCAGCATTGCAGCTGATGGAAGGCAACATTGATACCCATGGGAAAACTCATCACGGTTGGAAGTACAAGTGCAAAGGCACAAGGAAGAGCGGTGACCCATACACATCTCTCTTCAACACCATGATCAATCTCTTTACGCATCTTTACCTGTACTGCCAGTTTACAGGCAAAACAGTGGAAGGCGCTAGAGAGACATTCAAGATGGTGGCGCAGGGGGATGATAACGCATTTATACACAGCGAACCTGATCAGTTCGACTGGCGAGGTGGGATGCTCAGCTTAGGATTTGATAGTGAGGCAACATATGGCTCACTTTGTGAGTTGGAATTTTGTTCAATGAGAATGTACTCCACTGATCAAGGTTGGACCTTCGGGCCCAAACCGGGTAGAGTTCTTTCAAAATTTGGATATAGCATCAACAAACCTAGTCACGTCCCAGCTGGCAGCTATCTCCGAGGTGTGGCCAAAAGTCAGATTGACCAATTTGGTTTCGTCCCTATCTTAGGCAGTTTGTACCGCCGAATTCTGGATTTGACTTTACAGTATGAAGGTAAAGAGTACTATGCTCGAGACTGGACCGAGCATCAGATGAAAGTCAAACAGAAACACACTGGACAGGGCATTATGTTTGCTCTGTGTGAGAACTACTATTGGACACCTGCGAGACAAATTAAATTTGAAACTTTGTTGGCGTCTATGCAATTGGGAGATGAATGGCC